AAATTCCAGTAGACCAGAGCTTTTGGGATAAAGGCGAAATAGAGACAATCATAGATTTAGTAGATGCAGCCGACAGAGAATTTATGTCAGCCCTCCTAATTGATATGATGCAGCCTGCAGACATTATAGTTTATGAGCCAAACGCACTTGCAGAAGGTGAGACTATTTCAACAGGTCCTAATGCCATGATTAAGATGAAGGACAATAGGATTGAGGGAATAAGGAGGCTAGGAAACCTAGGTACAAATTTCAATGCTTTGCAGATGATTGAGTTCATCCACAAGAAAATCGAGGAAACAACAGGCAATAGTTTAACTAATAATGGACTGGAACCTACCAAGGTAACTACAGCATCCGGTATAGCCATGATGAACGAAAGAGCGGATATGAGAAAAAACATTAAAAAGGCCGACAGATTGACAGGTTTTGAGAAACTTTATGAGCTTATCGACTGGACCGCACTTGAATTTTACAACACCGACAGGGTAATAATGATTCGTGGCCAGCAGGAAACTCAGGATGATGGTACTTTTAATGATTCCACAGTATTCAATTCAGACAATCACAAGGTAGCAGACAAGGCAAAAGCCAAGGCACTAGCTACAAAGGGAGTAGAACAGGGCAAGACTGATGAAGAAATACAGAAGATTCTTGACGAGAATGTGTATTACTTCCCAACAGTAGATATTGAAATAGCGGTAGGCGAGGGAGTTAGCAAGAGTAAGTCATTCACGCTGCAAGCATTGAGCGAATTAATTAAATACCCTATCACAAGCCAGAATGTAAGTTTGATAAAATCGCAGGTTGACCTTCTGGACCTTCCTAATAAGAAGGAAATTAAGGATGGACTAGAAAACTTCTTTAAATCTCAGATGAGTATGCCTTATTTATTCAAGGATATGCCTAGATTCCAAATCTCATTCCAAGACTTGCCACAGGATGCACAGATTCAGGTTATGGACCAGATGGGAATTAAAAGTCAAGGCGGCCTGAGCAACGATGCTAAGGTAAAACAGAACAAGGAATTAATGGCAATGGGAGGCCAGCTAGAACCTATTGAACAGGTAGCCCCACAGGAGGCACCAGCAGGCACTCAGGTGCCAGTAGGACCACAGGAAGGGAATGTATCGACTGAACCAGAACAAGCCCCACAGGACCCACAGGGAATCCCGGAAACCGCCCCCGGAGGATTAACACCGGAACAGATTCAGCAGATAGAGGCAGATGGAAAGTTGTCTCCTGATGAACTAGCATTATTTATTCATGCTACCCCACAGCAACAGCAAGAGATTATGATAGAATTAAACTTAAATCCAGAGGCTTTAGCCGAACAAGTCAAAGCACTAGGAGGAAATCAGTAAAATGGCGAAGAAAAGTGTACCTAATATGTTAATGGCTATGATGGCGGCAAGGTCCAAGAATGCAGGAACGCCAACGCCTACAGTCAATAATCAGACAACTAAGAAGAAACCTGCAACAAAGAAAAAACCAACAGCGAATTGTTCAAAGAAAGGATGTTAAAATGGAAAATTTAGTAAACTTATCATTCGGATATGCTGTATATGCTGCAGAAATGGGTTTTAAAATAGCTAGAGAAGGATGGAACGGTAATGGACTGTTTGTATATCATGTCCCAGCATCTAATCATCCAGCCACAACTGATATTTCCAAGACAGAATTTGGCGAGCAGGTTCCTTATGGAGAATATTTAGCCATGAAAACAGTAACAGGAACAGTAGTACCTTGGCTTGCAAGCCAGACAGATATTCTTGCAAAAGACTGGAAAGTAATAAAGTAGTCTCAGGTCCTAAATGGAGGGCCATGTATTGTATAAATCCTGAATAAAAGGGTGGCAACTCGGAACTAGACGAGGAAAAAAATCAGTCTTACAAAGACTATAAAGATGGGAGAAATGTAGAATGATTGACGAGACAGGGAAAGTTGTATTTGAAGATGCGGAGCAGACCGAGGTAAATAGAATTGTTGAGGAGCGGTTATCCAGAGAACGCAGCAAATACGCTGACTACGATGATTTAAGAGGCACTATAACAGAACTTAATGCGTTAGGTTATGAAGGTAATGCCAAAGAGGTCAGAGAGGCTATCAAGGTAGCCAGAGAAGAAAGCCAAAGAGAGTTAGAGCTGCAGGCCCTCCAAGAGCAGGAGGAAATCGAGGGAACTTCACCCGCTTTAGTAAAGAAAATGAAGGATATGGAAAAAGAACTGCAGACACTCAAAGGGGAAAAAGAGGAAAAAATTCGTGCCGCAGAAGAAAGGGCTCAGGCCGATGCGGAAACCGCTGAGCAAATTAGTGAGTTTGAGAATGATTATCCTGATGTGGACCTTAGAACTGTTCTAGCTGATGAGGACTTCAAGGAGTTTATGGAAAGCTCAAATCCAAAACTTACAGTCTCACAGGTATATGAAAAGTTCAATAAGTATGTCCACGGAGCGGAGAAGAAAGCCGCTGCAAAAATCCAATCGAACCTAGAGCGAAGTACAAGCTCAGGCAAGCAAAAGGGCAGGAATGATACATACGGTCTTACTGCAGACCAGCGAACCATAGTGGATGATTGGAACAAATCGTGTAGAAACGCAAAAGAAAAAATGACTTATGAAGAATTTGCATCAACACTCAGAAAGTAAAAAACAGGGAGGTATAGTCAATGAATACAGTTTATAACGCTAATGGAGCTCAGATTGATTCCATTAAAGAATACGACATAGCCGCTGCAACAGCAGTAGCAGTAGGACAGGTAGTAAAATTAACAGCAGGCCTAGTTGTTTTAGCAGCCGCAGGTGAAACCGGAGCAATCCTAGGAGTAGCTGCAGAACCTCACGCAGGCTCAGCGGATGCACTTAACCCAAGAGCAAACGGAACAAGAATAAAGGTATGTGATGCTCCAACGGCAATATTTGAATGCCCGGCACCACAGATAACCGCTACAGCAGGTAGTACCACAACTTTTGTAGCAAGCACAATAGCAGCCGGAGTGGATGCGGATTTTGCAGGCGGTAAGATGAAACTTATCAAAAAGGGAGCATCTTCTGTTATCACAGATGCAATAGGAACTGTTTACCCTATCACAGGTTCAACAGCAGCAACAGGCACTCTCACAACTACAGCAACAATTGCTGGTGGATGTACTGCCGGAGATATATTCGCAGTATTCCCTCCAATCGGATTCCAGAAGGGTAACCTTGATTCAGGAATATCGAAACTTATCCTGAGTGCAACAGCAGCAATTCCTTTCATGGTATCATCTTGTTCTGAAACTGATAGAAACATGATTCAGTTTACAGCAGCATTGCACCAGTTAGGAAACAAAAGAGCTTAATAAAATAAAAATTTAGGAGTGATATTATGCCCAGCAATATCAATAGTGCATGGAAGAATGACCTTTTTCCATTAATCCAGAAATCATTTGATTATAACTACGAAACATTCGTAAATATATTTAAGCAGGTAATGTCCGAGGAAGATTCCAAGTCAATCGACTACAGAATGGCAGGAATGGGCGGTTATGGAGAATTGCCGAATTATGATGGAGCGAACCTTGCACAGCTTAACAACAAAAGAGGATTCGTTACTATCTTAACTCCACAGGAAAAGGGAGCTGCCATAGACCTGCAGATTCGTTATAAAAACGTAGACAAGTCAGGCGAGGCAAAGAAAATCGGTAAAAGAGCCGCACTCTCAACTTCAATGACTGTTTACCTTGCTTGTCTCAGATTATTTGGTAGAGCTTACAATGCAAACTACATAGGTGGAGACGGAAAATCATGGGCCGCTACAGACCATCCAGTAGCATCCAAAGGTGATGCAAACGGAGTTTCAATCGTAGATGCAGATTCCGGCACATTCTCAAACCTTGTTACAAGCAGATTGAGTGTTGCAGCATTGACCGCAGCTCAGACCGCAGCAAACAGGTTCCTCACACCAGATGGCTTGCCTTTCATGTGTGATTTCAACAACAATGGAATACTTCTGGTCTCCCCAGAATTAGAGCCAAAAGCAAAAGAAATATGTGGAGCAGATGCAAAACTTCTCCCTGAATCAAGCGAGAATGGAGCTAACCCGGTAGCAGGATTGAAGTATGTAGTTGTCGGAGGTGGAAACGATGGATTCGCAGCTTCACAATGGGCCATAGCAGACAATAACCTTCTCCCAGAAATTGCCAAAATAGTGTATGTGGAAAGGCCTACAGTTCTGGAAACAAACTTAGACAATCCTTTGATAGCTAGATATGTTCCATATACAGATTTCTCCGTAGGGTTTGGGGATGCAAGACCAATCATATTCTCAAACGGAACAACCGCATAACAATAGGGGCTTAAATGCCCCTTATTTCATACAAAGGAGGATTATAAATGCCTAAAAATGTTCAAAAGGGTTCAAACTATAAATATGGAATTAACTTAGACATTAATGGTGATGGTGGCCTAGGTGATGAAAAGTTCATACCGGGTTCCAGAAGCATTGTTGCGTTTCCGACATTTGTTGCCGCTGATGTAGCAAAGATATTTTTCACAGCTCCATATCCTTGTAAAATCGTGAGGGCCTATGAAAGACATACAACAGTAGCGGGACAGGCTGGAACGCTCACACTTGAAAAAGTGCCAAGTGGTACAGCTCCCGGTTCAGGAACAGCAGCAATGGCTACAACCGTAGACTTGACCGCTGCAATAAACACGAACCAGACAATCACAGCGTTGACAACTGCAGCAGCAATTTTAGCAGCAGGAGATTCAATCGCATTGAAGGTAGCATCCGGGGCGGCAACTTCACTAGCAGGAGCCTCATTAACCGCAGTTATTGAGTGGTTATAAAATAGGGAGGGCTTAAATGCTCTCCTTTTTTTTAAGAATAAATTAGAATACAAGGAGGAAATACAATGAACATAAATGAATCACCATACGAATCGGTTAGTGATATGACACAAACTGTAACAGTAGCAGCTACATTGAACTTGAATTGCGGATGTGCAGTAATTCATAATGTTGGACCAGACAAATTATATTTTAGTGGGGCAGGACCAGCAACAGTAAACAGTCCTGAACTTGCATCCGGAGAAAAGACATTCCCACGCACAGGTTTATTATATGTTTTAAGTGACGGAACATCAGTTTTAAAAGTCGAATTTTTAGATGCTATAAGCTAAGGGGGTATATTTATGAGTATAAAATTTGATACTTCTGCAGCGAATCACGAAACATTGGAAAACATTATTCAGGAACAGTACAAGGTTTATGGCTGTTTTTGGAACAAAGGCTCAAGCCCAACATTAACAAGAATGCAGGACGCAAGGGGCGCAGTAGCAAACGCAGGAGTTGATGCAGTAAAAGCCTACAACGAATTTGATTTAACGCCGTTGTTTAAAGACTTTACGGAGGTTGCTGACAGCTACGGCAATGTGTTTGTAAGAATTCCTAAGATGTATATTGAAAAGGTTGATGCAAGTGGCTACAAATCAAGACAGATAAGCAGAACGCCATTTACAGGAGCATATCTGCCAGAATGCTTTAAAAACCAAGCGACAGGCTTAGAACTTGATTATGTTGATGTGGGTAAATATGTAGCCACTACCACGGACGGTACAAAGCTTGAATCAAAAGCTAACGCATATCCTTTAATAAATAAAAATATAGTACAGTTCAGGGATATGGCAAAAGCTAATAATATTGGCGCGATAAAAGGTTATCAGATAATGGACATCCATGTTATGGATTTATTGCAGACATTGTTTTTGATAGAGTTTGCAACGATAAACAGCCAGAGTATAGTTGCGGGATATACAAATGGCCAATATACGGATACGCACCTGATAACAGTAGCTACTACAAACACGAACACAGCCATAGTGGCAAATGCAACAGCCGCGTTATATGCAGTAGGACAAGTAATATCAGTTGGCTCAACGCAAGGCGGAAATCAGAGATTTTACGGACGAACAATAACGGCAATAGGAGCAAACGATTCAGGCGGCGCAGGAAATGCCGTAATAACTTTTGATGGTGTGGTGGCAAGTTTATCCGTAAATGACAGACTGTATAATACGGGCATGAAAACAGGGTTTAGTTCTGCCATAACCACAAGCGTTGGCAGCCCTACATCAAACTCAGATGGTAAAAAATCATTCGTTTATCATGGCATAGAATCGCTATACGGTGATGTTTGGCAGTTTGTAGATGGTCTTAATATTAACGAGAAGCAAGCGTGGGTTTGCAAAAATGCAGATAACTACGCAAGTAATGTGTTCGCGGCACCTTACGAGCAGTTAGGATATGTCAACGGAAATACTGATGGATGTACAACGGCAATGGGTTATGATGCAAATTTACCGTTTTGTGAACTACCAGTGGCAGTCGGCGGCGCATCAACAACTTATTACTCGGATTATTATTATCAGACCACCGGTCAGAAGGTGGCCCGTGTTGGCGGCAGCTGGAGCGGTGGCGGTGCGGACGGTTTGTTCTTCTGGTCTCTGTACTACTCGTCCTCCTTTGCCGGCGTCGACCTCTCCTCCCGCCTTCTTAGAAAAGCCCTATAATAACTTAATTGCCTCGTATATTCTTAAAGTTGCTTTTATGGAATAAGAACTCGCTCAATAAACGAGTGTTTAAATCATAAGCCACATTGTAAAAAAGAGTATATCGCTACAAATTCGACAGTAGAACAAGTGTTGAATTATTCGCATACAAGAAACATAGCTGAATACTACGAAAAATTTATAAAATAGAGGTGGTTAGTAACCATGCCAAAAGAAATAAGATATGCAACAATACCTGAAACATTTGACGAAACAAAGCACTATATTGAGCAGTTGCCAGCAGTAGATATGGGCGAATATATGTGGGTGGATGTAGTAGTTAAGGATTTAGATTTAACGGACGCACCTGTTGAACCACACGCACCAATAGAAAATGAGCCTTATATGCCAAAGCCTACTACGGAGGAAGTGCTGAATGAAGTCATCGCAGTGCTTATAGACAAGGGGGTGCTGTACTAATGGGACACGATAAATTAGATAAGTATCTTAAAGACAAAGGTTTAAAAATCAAAGAAAAAATTAAGCCCACAAAAGCATTTAAGGATTTAAAAGTAGATGAAAAGTGGACTTTAGTCGAACAGATGCTGAGGGATTTAAAGTATATCGATTAATCGCCATAGATTAATATTGCGAGCAATATGTAAATGTCTCTATTTGAAACAAAATGAATAAATATAAATAATTAAAGGAGGTGGCCTGAAAAATGACACTTGCCGATTTAGATATAAAAATCCTTCAATTAATAAATCAGTATAGCATTAATGGCAGCATAACCCCTCTCTCAGATGGAACAGTAGAAGATTATACGCTGAGGACCAGAAACCTTATAGATGATTGCCAGAAGGAAATAGCCGGGATATATCCGGTAGTAAAAACCGCTGAATATTCTCAGGTAGCAGCTAACACAGGCGAAAGTTTTGTTTCTTATGCCTTGCCTGAGGATTGCGACAAGGTTCTGAGCATGGAGGTACTTAACTTCCTGGACTTCAAACCTGCTCAGTACAAAGTATATGATGGCTTTTTCTATGTGAGCCCTTATCTTAATGGAACCTTGATATTGACCTATACTAAGAAATTAGTTGAAATCAATTCAAGTACTCTATCAACTGCAACGCTGGAAATAGACACAGCATACCAGCCGCTTGTAGCTTATTATGTGGCAGGCCATGTTTACCTAGAAGATAATGCAACAATAGGCACTATGCTTATGAACGAATATGAGCAAAAACTCTCTAGGTCAAAGCCAAAGCCTATAGTTCAGCAAAGTACCGTAATTAATTCATGGGGATGGTGATAGCTTGTGTTTAATGTACCAGCTCCAAAGGCAAACCCGGATATAAGACTAGGGGCAGATGGAAAGTACGCCATCGATGGAGGTATCAATCTATGGAGACAGGAGACTGCTCTCCCTATGAGCCAAGCGGCCAACATCCTGAATCTTAATGCAGACGATAGAGGCACATTGCTAAAAAGGAAAGGTCAGGCCTACCTAGATACAACACTAGGTAGCGGAGGATGCAACGCTGTAGTGTTCAATAACAAAATCATAAAAAAGTGGTCCACATTCCTATACAAGGAAAACCTAGATGGTAGCAGCCCGGTCCAGATATATAGTGGACTAGCCAGCGGCCCAGCCTTTATGTTTCCTTTTCAGGGCCTATTGTATATATTCGATGGAACTAATTACATTCAATGGGATGGTTCAACAGCAGCAGTAGTAGTGCCTTATATTCCTATAGTAAGTCAGGGAAGAAAACCGGATGGCACAACATCAACGCTTTATGAACCGCTGAATCTATTGACAGGAAGTTTCACAGATATGTTCAGCCCTAATGATGGAACAACTTTAAACTTTGTTCTCAGCTTTACAAATCTTGATGCAGCAGCGGTTACAGCTATAGTCAATGGTGTGGCCAAGGCCGAGACAACAGACTTCACAGTAAACAGGACAACAGGAGTATTAACATGGAACTCAGGAAAAGCCCCGGCAATAGGAACGAATACTGTTAAAATAACTGCAGCCAAAACAAATGCCTCAGACCAATTACAGATTAAGAATTGTACTTATGCCGCAGAATTTGACAGCAGGCTTTTCATAACAGGAAATCCTAACTTCCCAAACAAGCTATGGAAAACAGGATTGACTTCTAATCAGGCCGGAATACAGGCTAATTATTTTCCAGCAAG